GTAAACGCCAGTGGGAAGGACCTTCCATTACTGGCCGTCACTCATCCGATTTGCTTTTTAGCACATCTGGATCTGCTTACGGTCAGAGCACCCTCGCTGAGGGCGCTGTTGGAATATCCTCCGGTGTTGGTTCCGCATGGACCCAAGACGGAGGATGGGTGGAGTCGGAAGACTACCACTGGTCCTCTCGCTACGCCGGTCTTGCCAAGGCAAGCCGCGCAGCGAATCTCTTTGGTGATCAGGCAGCTGATGTTCTCAAGAGGTTGGGACTGGTTGATGACCCACGTTTGTTGTGGGATCTGACACCGTTCTCATGGCTAGTAGATTGGTTCACCACCATGGGTGATTCCATATCTAATGCCAACACGTATGCTCCCATTTCAGGGAAGTATACGGTCGATTACGCATATCTGACCACGAAGCGCGTATTCTCGAGCCAGTCTTCACTTGTGAAGATGGCCGGAGTACCCGCTCCTCAAACGTCAGTCAATGTCGTTCGGGGTGAATCTCTTTTCACTTCGACAACGCGTTGGCGTAGTCGAGCAACTCCTTTCGGATTCGGCACCCAGCTTGCCTCGCTCAATGCGACGCAATATGGGATCCTAGTGGCTCTCGGGCTTGCCCGCGGCCGCTAATCCTAGTCAGCACCTGTTGATTAGGCACAATTTCACATCCAATTGAACAACAATTGAACATGGACAGGAGTCCAAGATGGCATTCACCGACCCCCAGACCGTTACCATTTCCGGCACGGCCATTGCTCACCCTCGGGTGATCACTGGCACGACCGTCGGCCGGTTCGTCTCCGCTGACGCGGCGAGCGAACTGACCGTCGACCCTCGAGGCACTGCGAAGCGCCGTCGGAACGTTGCTCGTCTCTACGAGAAGAGCACTGCTGTGGACCCCATCACGGGGCTCACGGGTCAGGTACAGGACATGGTGTCGTTCACGATCGACCGCCCACTGTCCGGAGTCACTGATGCTGTGATCGAGGCTCACGCCTCGGCACTCATCGCATGGCTCACGGCTGGCACCAACGCGAACTTGAAGAAGCTCATCGCTGGTGAGAACTGATTTCATGGAGACGATGCAGACCATTCTGATCCTCTCCGTGATTGGCCTGACTGGCCTCGTGGGAACTTCCCTCGGGGCCATGTTCATGGTCGCAGTTCAGCGTCGTCGCGACGCGGCTTAGGCCGCTACCGACGATAAAGGTGTCCCATCTTGGCTTGGAACTACTATCCCCAGAATTGAGGAAGAGTTGAAAAGCCAAGTGATCCTCCTTGAGCACCTCCTGCTTGACGCAGGAGAGGCTCTTGGGTTCAGCGCAGCGAGGGATATTCAAACCCTCTGGAGCAGATACGACAAGGAAGGCATGCCTTTCTTGAC